TTACGTTGACAAAACAATCCCAAATTTTGAGGCCGCAATAAATAAGGCGGTATTTGAGGACATACAAAATTATTTTAACAATGAGTTTAACAATTGAAGTTGAGCCGTCAATAAATACGGCCGTTTACAATCCAATTCGATTCGAGTTCAATTCGGATGTTACGTCTGACTATACAATCGGAGCGGAAACAGAAGCGGATTTGGGTCAAGTAAATAACAATGGATATTTGCAATTGGATTTAAGTTCGCCGCATGGTCTTTTGGTTGGCGATTTTATTTTGATTTCACAGAATGCAACTATTGACGCTTATAATGGGGTTTGGCTTGTTACTGAAGTTGTTGGCGATAGCTTTACAATCAATGCTCCTTTTGTTGGCGTTGGAACTGGCAATATTTGGTATTATAAGTATTTAAGAAATTATAACGCAGTGATTCGAGTATTCGGATTTAACTATTGCGACAATGGATTTGAGGAACTTGCAAAACTAACTTTAAAACCAACGTTTGTTTTAGGTTATTGCTATTTCATTGTTGACATTGCAGACATCTTAAAGGATTACAATTCTGAGTGTAACGTTGTAACAGATGTAATATCTGGCGACTTGTTTCCTTTAATCAGTCCGCCAATTATCCAAAACAATTTAAAATCATATATTAGATATTACATTTCTTATGCTGAGGGCTTTGACAATCCAGTTGGAAACGAGGCCGAGTATGAAGAGACCGCACCAACCGACTTATAAGATATGCCAACGAATTACTATACATCCAACGCAGCGTTGCAATATAACGTAACAAATGACATGACAGACTATCTGTTGAATGACACTGGCGTAACTGGCAAGAAGTTTTTAACAGAAGCGCCATTGACTAAGGTAATGCCAGAGAATGAATTATCTGCGCTTTATTTTCTTTGTAATGACACCAATTTTGTTGCATCTGCTGAGTATTCTTATTACAATGCAAGTGGAACGCTATTATCACAAACAACAAACAATCTATATTATTCAAGTTTAACATTATACCACAACGCTATTCCAGTTAATTGGACTGGAGTCAATATATTGGCCGTTAAAATGAGAGTGAGAATAATTAGAGCAGTAGGCGGCGTGTCAATAACTGAGGAACGTTTTTATATTAGAGACCAAAACGTTTATTGCAACGAAAAACAAGTAAACTGGTTAAACAAGTTAGGTGGTTACGATAGTTTTATGTTCACTGCGGGTCAAGAAACTGCAATCAATGTGAAACGTGAGACTCCGATTGAATTTAGCATGGCAACCAATTTTGAGTCGCCAAATAGAATCAATGGCTATCGCTCGCACTCATCTGTTGAGTCGCTAAGTTTAGCAACCAGAGTTGACACTAAAGAAACCGCACAATGGCTAAAAAGAGAATTGATTGACTCAATCGATGTTTACGTTGTCAACGATTTGACTTATGTCCCAGTGAATGTCAAAAATTCGTCTGTGGTTTACGATACATTCTCAAAAGATTTTATTGTTAAGTTCAATTTTGAATATGCGTTTCCAATTAACATCCAAACACGATAGATGGAATATACAGAAATTATAATTGACGATTTATACCAATTGGAGTTGGGCGACAAAGCCATTTTAATTCCGACCACTTATGAATTGATTGATATTAAGGACTTAAATAGACGCTCTGGTTCTAAGACTAAAACAATAACTATTCCCAGAACAAAACAGAATGACAAAATATTTGGATTTGCTTTTAATATCAATGCTCAAAATGCTTTTGATAAATACGAACAAAGAACAATTCGCATTCAAAAAAATAGCCAAGTATTATTTAATGGCCTTTGCAGACTTACAGAGGTAACAAATGAGACAATTTCGTTTTATGCTTTTGCTGAGTTAAGCAAAATGAAAGACGTATTTGGCGAAAAGATGTTAAACGAATTGAATCTAAATGACTTAGACCATGAATACAATGAGACAATCGTTGACACATGGAATGGAACTTATCCTGCGGGCATTCCTGCGGATTACTTTTATCCACTTATTGATTATGGCCAATTTCAAACATTAGACCCAACAAGTGGGGGCGAAAATCCGCCAATTAAATTAACAGACTTATATCCTGCCTTGTATTTAAGGAGAGCAATCAATCAAATTTGCATTGACAATGGATATACATTAAAGACGACATTCTTTGACGATTATAACACAAGCAAGTTATTAATTCCCTTTAGTAATGCTCAATTTATTCATTCAGACGATTACTTAACAAATAGCTTTGGTTTTTATGGAGCAAGGCCGAACACGCCTTATATTGTGCCATTATCGCCAGGCGATAAAATTATTCCATTTCCAATTACAATATTCGACACATTGTCGCAATGGGATGGCAGCGAATACACTGCAAATGGAAATCAAAGATTTGAAGTTTTAGTTGACATAAATTATAAAACGCCAGACGACACATATCCGACTAATTGGAATTTTCGTGTGGTTTTAGAACTTTACGACAATGCTTTGGGCGATTGGCGACCACTTGACCAGAAAATTTTTCAAAATATTCGAAATAATACATTTGGTAGAAACTTTACATTGTTTGCAACCGATTTTATTGCATCGACAGAAAAGTTGAGAGTAAAAATTGTCAGAACATTTGCAACTGGAACGATAGAACTTTATTTGTCCACTTTTATTGTTAGGCCAAAGCAAGTTGACGCAGACGATGTTTTGAATATCATTTATGGAGACAACGTTCAAATTGCACCAAACTTGCCGCCAATAAAACAGATTGATTTGTTTGAGTGGTGCTATAAAATGTTTAACTGGGTTGTGTTTGTCAATGACAATACTGGCGTGGTCGAAATTTTTACCTATGACCAATACTATCAAAACAATAAACAAAAGGATTTTAGCGAAAAGTTAAGTTTAAATCCTGCGCCAGTTATTAACTATCAGCCGACAAATTTTAGTCGCAAATATGACTTTAAATATAAGCACGATGACAAAGATTTTTGGAGCGTTCGATATGATTTAAAACAAACATTTCAACAACCTTACAAGTTTGGCGATGGACAATACTATTTAACTAAGCAAGGAGAGGCATCATTAATTGGAGAGGTTGGATTTTCGCCAACAATTATTGAGCAATCATTTAAAGGCCTTGCGCCAAACTTTATAAAAGTGCCAACCATGTTAGATGTGGCCGAGCCAACGATAAAAAATACACAAAAAGAGCCGAGAATTTTAATAAATGGCGGGTTGGTTACAATTGACACTCTTTCTGAGGGCGCATATAATGAAATTTACGTTGAGGGCGTTGGAAATGTGGAAAATTTACCATTGTGCTATTTCCAAAAACAAATATTTAACGAAACTAATATTGATTCGTATAGCATGAATCTAAGTTTTTCAACGCCAGACATTGTGTTAATGACTCAAAGCAATTTAATTGACAGATATTACAAGCAAGCAATTGACTCGCTTTCGGTCTCTGCGCAAGTTACTGCATATTTCAAGCTGAGTAGTAAAGACATTACAGAATTAGATTTTGCAGAACTCTGGTATATTTCGTATTTTAGTGCGATTTTTAGACTTAACAGAATAATTGACTACAATCCAAACTCTTTAGGGTTAACAAAGGTTGAATTAATTAACGTTGGGGTCTTAGAGAGGACGATTGACACATTTGGAGCAATAGAACCAGAGACAGACTATACATATTTGAACACAGAAATTTTAGAAGATATAATAACTGAAAATAATAACGACATAATAATTTAAAAAAAAATGGCAAAGAAAAAAATAAGCGGACTGCCTGCAGGTAGCGCTCTAAATGGAACTGAGTTAGTGCCTATCGTTCAGACTGGCACAACTAAAAGAATTACAACGCAGGACATTGCAAATTTAGGCAATGCAAGTGGCGTTGAGGGGTCTGGCACAATCAATACACTGCCAAAGTTTACGGCATCGTCAACAATTGGCGATAGTAAGTTTTTTGATGACGGCACAAATCAGGGAACTGAAACGACAACTGCGGTTAATCGTTTCATCATGTCTGCAAATGCTTCGATTGCAAAAATCTTTTCATTCAGAAGTGGGAATTTGCCTCGATGGGCATTTCGTGTGGATGGAACTGAAAGTGGCGCAAATGCGGGAGCAGATTTAGCTATTAGAAGATATAACGATGCGGGAACTTTTATTGATAGTCCAATGACAATTGATAGGTCGGATGGTAAAGTAAGTATTTTAAAAGATGCGACAATTAATGGAGTTCAAGTTGGTAAAGGCGGGGGCAGTGTTGTAAACAATACAAGTGTTGGAAGTAACTCTTTAAGAGATAATACAACTGGTCAAGAAAATACATCTTTTGGCGATGGCTCTTTATTAGCAAATACAATTGGTAATTCAAATTCTTCTTTAGGTCAATATAGTATGTTTAGTAATATAAGTGGCAACGCAAACACATCGATGGGTCGTGCTACATTATATTTAAATACAACTGGTTCGAATAATATTGCAATTGGTAATTTAGCTTTATTTGCAAATACTGGTTCGAATAATACTGTGGTTGGATTTGAGGCTGCTTTGAATAATACAACTGGGGAAATTGATGCCTTTGGATATAGAGCGTTAACATCAAATACAACTGGTTCAGCTAATCTTGCAATTGGTCAAGCGTGTTTATTTAACAATACAACGGGTATTAGCAACACCGCAGTTGGTAGAGCATCACAAGTTCAAACAACAACTGGTTCTTATAATGTTTCAATGGGTCATTTAAGTTTGTTTTCAAATACAACAAGTTCAAACAATACTGCATTAGGACATAATTCTTTATTCAACAACACTGCATCCAATAACACTGCGGTTGGTTTTGAATCTGGTTATAACAATACAAGTGGAACATCAAACACTGCAATAGGTTATCAAGCATTAAGAGCAAATACAACGGGTCAACAAATTACGGCAGTTGGTTATTTAGCATTACTTGCTAATACTGCTGCAAACAATACTTGTATGGGTGCTTTTAGTGGTTATAAAAATACTATTGGAGATTTAAATGTTTTCTTAGGAACTAACGCAGGTGGGGATGCTGGAAGTACATTTCAAACAACGGGAAATAGCAATACAGCTATTGGAGTTGATACGGCAACTAATAATTATAGTGGTAGTACAATTTTAGGTCGTAACGCAGCAGCAACTGGAGACAATCAATTTGTTGTAGGTAGCGCAAGTGTAAACGCAGGCGCAGTAGCAACCGAAGTTTTAGTTTCTGACAGAAGTTGGTCAGTTAGAATTAATGGAACGGCATATAAAATTTTAATGAAATCATAATGGAAAAAATGGAAATAACAATCGAACAAATCGCTAAAAACTATGCTGCGGCATTAGATAGCGTAAATCTTATCAAAGAGTTAAGAGCAAAAGAAACTTTAACTGAAGATGAGGAAAAAACAATCCAAAGAAATTTGGAGCATTTGGAAATTATGTTAGCCAAAGATTATTGGACAAACGAAGATTTAACACCTTTTAAAATTAAGTAATGGACAATAAATTAGCAAAACAAATCGTAAAAGAGGCGCTGAATATTGCAATTGCAAAAGGATGTTTTAATTTAGTGGAAGTTTCAAACATCGTAAAAGCGATTGAGTTTTTAGATGAGCAACCAAATGTCGAATTTGGTAAGGTGGAATAATTTAACGGCGGTCGGGTAACTGGCCGCCATTTAAACAAAGGAAATGGCAGACGAGAAGTCAATAGTATATAACGTCGATATTCAATTCGGCGAACTCCAAAAAAATCAAGAAGAGATTAAAAAAAGAATTTCTGACTTGCGAGAGGAGCAATCGAAGTTAGACGTTTCAACAAAAGAGAATCAAAAGGCTTTTCGGGATAATAACGCCCAGTTAAAAGCATTAGAGGGTCAATACAAGTTGAACGAAAAGTCTATTGGCGATTTATCGAATGCCGAGAAAGCAAACACAGACACGACCAATTTTAATAACAACTCAATAAAACAAAATCGTGAGTTGCTAAAGGAATTGAATGCGGAATACATTAGACTTGCAAAGCCAACCAAAGAGCAAACCGATAGGCTTAGAAATTTAACCGATACTTTAAAGGCGCAGGAATCTGCGGTCGGAAATAATGTTCGAAATGTGGGTAACTACAAAGAGGCATTTGCAGGCGCAGCCGACGGCATTAAAGTTTTTGGAACTGGTCTCGGCTCTTTATTTAAAATGATTTTAACGAATCCAGTTGGAGTTATTTTATTAGCGTTTACAACTTTGTTCTCAGTATTGCAAAAGTTCGAACCAATATTTGATTTTTTTGAAAGGGCATTGGCGGGAATAGATGGGGCAATTACTGGCGCTTTAGGTAGTATTAATAAATTATTGTCATTGGATTTTTCTGGTTTTATGGATGGAATATCGAGTGCAGCAAGTGAATCCTATAAATTGGCCGAAGCAATACAAGAACTCGAAGATAGAGAACGAGCATTTGGCATTGAGTCTGCAAAAAGTGAGGCTAAGATTAAAAATTTAATCATTCAGTCTAAAGACAGAACAAAAACTGAGCAGGAACGTTTGGGATTTTTAAATGAAGCGTCAAACATTGAAAAAAAGAACTTTGAAGAGTCTTTGGCAATAGCAAAAGAAAGTTTCAGAATTGCACAATCGCAATTAAAAATAGCTGAAAAGAATTTTCAAGCGAATGACGAACTTAGAAACAAAGCGGCCGAAGCCGAAAAGAACTTAATTAATATATCGTCATCGAGTGCGGATTTACAAGAAAAAATTACGAATAGAAAAAACCTATTAATCCAAACAGAAAACGAAGAGCGTCAAAAATTGGCGGACAAAAATAAAGCCAGATTAGAAAAGCAAAGAGCAGATGAGGAAAAAGCAATTGCTAAAGCGGCAAAACAACTCGAAGACTTTACTAAAAAAGTAACTGAGCAACTAAATGCCGAGCAAAAAGCCAGAATAGACGCTTTCAACAATGACAAGGTTATTAATGAACTTAATAGAGCGCAATTTGAGGCTAATTTAAAACAACAATTTGCAGATGGGTTGTTAACCAGAAAGCAATATGATGACGCTTTAAAGCAATCACAGATAAATAGAAACAATGAGGAAATTGCACGTCTGGAGCAATATAATGGAATCACTGGAGCATTTGACGACCAAATAACTGCGCTAAAAATTGCCAATCAAAACCTTGTTACTGACAATAAGATTGCAAACGATGACAAGCAAAAGCAATTAGATGAGCAGAATTTGCAATATGAATTGGAGTTGGCTCAAATACAAGCAACAGACTTAGAGACTAAGAATGCGGCCGAAGTTGCAATTATTGAAAATAAAAACGCTCAGATTTTAGCGGACACAACTAAAACAGAAGAGCAAAAGAAAACCGAAATAGCTAAGAACAATGCAGCGATTGTGCAAATTGAAAGGGCAACGGCGCAAGCAAGGGTTGACGCTTTGGCATCTGTTGGAAACTCTCTCATGGCTTTGTCTGAAATTATTGGCAAAAGCACGATTGAGGGTAAGGCGTTGGCGATTGCGTCAACTATTATAAGCACGCTCACATCTGCGCAAAATATTTATGAATCGACATCTAAGATTCCATTTGTAGGGTCAGTTTTAGCGCCTATCAATGCGGGAATTGCTTTATTGCAAGGTTACCAAAGAGTCAGAGCATTAACGGCGGTGCAAGTCCCACAATTTGCAGAGGGCGGATTGGTTGAGGGGTTTGCAAATGGCGGTTTATCTGGAACCAGAATTTCCGCAGGAATGGGAATGCCTATTCGCAGAAGTAATGGCGATAATATGTTAGCGACAATTAAGACTGGCGAGGTAATTTTAAACCAAAGACAACAGAATGCTTTAGGCGGCTCAAATACATTTAAACGCATTGGAGTTCCTGGTTTTGCTAACGGCGGAATGATTACGCCAGACGCAGCGATTGATAGCAGCATAAACATGGCAGAGGCATTGAGAGGCTTACAACTTGTTGTGAGTGCAACCGAAATAACAGAAGTTCAAAACAGACTTAAAGTCATAGAAACAACGACATCACTATAATGGCAAAGGCAAAAGCAACGGCGCAGAAAACCAAACTAAATTTCGGTAAACGAAAGACTGGCAGAGCAGCCAAAGCAAAAAAATTTCAACCGAAAAAATATAAAGGACAAGGCAAATGAACATTGAAAGGGAATTTTACACCAGAATTGACACCACTTTTGGCGATTGCAATAATGTGGCCTATCATTTAGCCGAGAAATGTGCGCTAACAACTGGCGACATGGAGCGATATTTAATTCGTTGCGAATACGAAGAGCAAGTCATTAAGAATAAAAAAAGCAAAATGATTATTTATGCGGACTTGGCAGAGAAATACTGCAAGTCAATTCATTCGGTCATCTATATTGTAAAGAAAATCTAATTGTAAAAACTTTACAAAAAGCACATTTGTATTTCCGCTAACTTTGTTAACATGGAAATTTACAATTTGCTAATCAATAAAGACATTGGAACTGACAAGGGCGAACTTTCGGCCGATTACGTTAGGTCTGAAATTTCAAAGGCACAATCACAAGGGTCAAAAGAAATCAAATTGATAATTAACTCACGTGGCGGCAGCGTTTACGAGGGTTTTTCTATTTACAACGACTTGCAGGACGCAGGTCTAAAAATTACGGCATACATTCATGGTTTTTGTGGCTCAATTGCAACTCTAATTGCATCTGCGGCATCTTATGTGGAAATGAGTGAAACTGCTCAATACATGATTCACAATGCAAGTGGCGGAGCGCAGGGAACTGCAAACGAAATTAAGTCAACGGCTGAGGCTTTGTCGCAAATCGACACAATCCTTGCTCAGAATTATTCAAAGAAAACAAACAAATCAATTGAGGACATCATGGCAATGATGGATAAAACCACTTACATGACACCACAACAAGCAAAAGAACTTGGCTTTGTGGATGCGGTAAGGATGCCAATTGCAGCATTCGGAAAATTTAACGATAAAATAAAAATGGATACAAATTTCAAAAACAAAATTGCCTCTGCTTTCAAGGCTATTGAAGAGGCATTGACTGGCACAGAGCCAACAAATTTCGTTGAGCCATTGGCAGACGGAATTACAATTTTATATGGAGACGGCGAGTTGGAAGTTGGGAAACCAGTTTACACAGACGAAACCATGACAACTTTTGCACCAGAGGGCGAGCATGCTTTAGCAACTGGCAAAATCATTTTAGTTGACGCAGCAGGCGTAATCGTTGAGATTCGTGAGGTTGAAGTTGCAGTAGAAGAGGCAGTAAATGAAACAGAAGTTTTAACCGCTCAAGTTGAGTCGTTAAATGCTGAAATCACTGCATTAAAAGCTGAGAAAGTAACTATTGAAACTGCAAGCGCAGCATTCAAAGCGAAAATGGACAAAGAATTTAAAGCGTTAAAGTCATTAGTTGAAACGGCTGAGACTAAAGTAGTAAACGCAGCAGCAGCAAAGTCAGAGGTTAAAAAATCGCCATTTGACATTGTAGCAGAAAACATTAAAAAACAATATTAATTAAACAAAAAATAAAACAACAAGAAAATGGCAGATGTATTAGACATTAACGTTAGTTGGGCAGGGCAACAAGCTAACGAGGTTTTAATTAAACCAACGTTTTTGACTCCAGAGTTACAAAACGAATTCAGAATAATTTTAGACATCAAATCTAAAAGACAATTAGCATTAGACACAATCCTTTCGGGCGTAGTTCGTCCCTCAGTTGGTTGCGGTCGTGATAATGCAGGCGATGTAGTTGACATCACTGAGAAATTTATTGAAGTATGTGATTTAAAAGTTAATTTAGACCAGTGTGCTAAGAACTTAAAAAACACTTTCATGGAAGAGTTTTTGAGAACTGGTAACGAGGCTCAAAACTTAGAGGGAACTATCGTAGAAAACTACATTATCGAGAAAGTAACAAACGCAGTGCGTTTAGACGTTTACGATATTGCATGGTTTGGCGATGAGAACTCGGCAAATGACACTTTAGCATCATGTACTGGAGTTTGGGCACGCTTAATTGCAGGCGCAAATGCTTACGATGTTGAAAAGGTAACAATTGCAACAACTTTAGGCGATTGCACTGCATTAGACACATTACGTTCAATGTACGAAATTGCACCAGACATCTTAGACCAAATGCCAGAGGGCGACAAATACTTTGCATTAACACGTGAACTTTATGACAACTATTTGACTTGTCGTGAGGATGCTTGTTGTGGTGATAAGTCATGGGATATGGTTGAGCAAGCTGCGAGAGTTTTACAATTCAGAGGCATTCCAGTTTACAAGAAATCACGTTGGTCTCAAGTAATCAATGCTAATAACATGAATCACAAACACAGAGCGGTTTACACATACAGAGAGAATTTAGTGATTGGTACAGATGCAATTTCTGACACAAATACTTTAGATTTCTTTTATGATAAAAGAGACAAAATGAATTACATCGATGCTGAGTTCAAAATGGGAACTCAATACATCTATGGCGATTTGACTGTTATCGCATTATCATAATTATTTAACTTAAAAAAAAGGAGACAATATCATGCCATGTGGAATAGTTAGTGGATTAGCTTGTGCGACTTGCGAAGATTTGCAATCGGTAGGCGGAATAAAAGCCAAAAACATTTACGTGGGTTCACTATCGGATTTGACCGATAGTGGATTCACGACAGATAGCGAGAACGTTGTTACTGCAATCGGTTTACAACCATACAACTATCTTTATAAGTTCTGCGCAAAAACAAAAAGCGCAGGTGCGAGTCAAGAATTAGTTACGGGCGAAAACAATATCAAATCGTTTACTCAAACGATTACTGGTAAATTTCAGCAACAAACTCAAGACGCTAAAAATGTTTGGGATAATTTAAAATTGATTGACGATTTATTCGTTGTAGTTGAAAAGACAAATGGTACATTTGAATTGTACGGCATGTCGGCAGGATTAGAAATCACTGCGCTTACAAAAGCGACTGGAATTTTGATTGGCGATGACAATGCGTTCAATATCACTTTATCGCAACCAATGGGTGGCGAGTCAGAATTGGCACCAGATTTCTTTGTAACAAGCTACCAAGCAACAAAGGCTTATTTAGAGAGCAAAATTGCTTAATTAGTTTTAAACAAAAATGTTTAGAGAGGCGATTTGGGAAACCATGTCGCCTCTCTTCTTTTTGTGATTTTTTACTATATTTGCCTTATGACAATACCAGAAATCAAAATTTATGTGAGTGCGCAAGGCGGACAAGCAATGAGCAGAAAGGACATCGTCTGGAATTTAATATTTGACATGTACAAAAGACAAACTGGAAATAGATTATCGACTGGATGTGGGTCGTGTTATAAAAGAGCATACAGATGGCTTCAAAATCAGTAATTTATCAAATATACTTTGATGACAAAACAAAGAAGTATATAAGTCCAAACGCAATTGGCTATGACAATTCTATTTATGAGGGCAAAGCGTTTCAGCCTGCATTTGAGAATCATATCATTCGAGAACTAATTGAGCAGGGAAAGCATAAAGAGGCCGAATACTTTGGCGTTTTTTCATGGCAATTTGAATCAAAAAACTCATATTGGCTTAAAAACTTAGAAACAGACGTCAAAGATTTTGACATTTATACATTTTATCGCTTGCACACGCAACCAAATGTGTGGCGAGTTGCTGAGAATTGGCATTCTGGAATAATTGAAACGGCTCAATATATCTTTAATCAATTTAATGGCCTAAAAATAGACCGATTAAACACTCCGACCATTTATCAAAATGCCCACGTTTCACGCTCTGAGATATACGAAGAGTTTGTTTGCACATGGTTAATACCTTTAATGGATATAATGGCGCAGAGCGAAGATAAATGGTTGCAAAATAGATTATTTACAGACACAAAATATAAGTCTGGCAGATTTTCGCCAGATAAAATCAAACAAATTACTGGCGTTAAATATTATCCAATGCACACATTCATTTGTGAGCGGTTTTTTTCAACCTTTTGCGCAACTAAAAACTTTAAAATCAAACATTTATGCTAAAAGTTAAACTAACGAGCAACTATGCCACATCTGAAAGGTTGGCGAGTGAGGTAATGCGACAATTTGCTCCAAAAAATGCGGTCAAAAAATTTGAGTTTACGTCTGGGAATGACTATGACTTGCTTTTTATATTTAATGACACAATAGAAAAGATAAAAGACCCTGCAAAAACATTTGCGTTTGCGCAAGAACCGAGTTGGTCGGCAAATTATAAGGATTGGACTGGGCAAGTTGCTGAGTTTATTGCGCCAGTGAATAACCAATTGCCAATGATGTTTAATTGGACTGGTTTAGATTATGAAGATGCAATAAACTTAAAGGCTGAAAAAACTAAAAAGTGTAGTTTTATAGTGGCCAAACAAGAACCGAGAGAGGGAACGTTATATGGCTTTAGAAACGAATTGGTCGAAAAGATATTAGCATCGGATTTGGACATTGATATTTATGGCAAAGGTTGGGACATTAAGGATGCCAGATATAAAGGCGAATTAAAAGAAAAAAAAGATGGTTTGATTGATTACCACACGTCTATTTGTATTGAAAATTCAATTGAGGACTATTATGTTACAGAAAAATTCTGGGATATTGTCATTTGCGATGCGTTTCCGATACCTTATGCGGCCATTGCTGAAAATACCATGCAGAATTTAGAGGCCATTATTTCACTTGCAAGCATGGGCGATTCAAAAAAACTTGTCGAAGAGCAAAAAGAATACTATTTTAGCGAACTAAACATATTTAATTTTATTCAAAGCAAATGCCAATCTGCATAACTTTCGGGACTAAAGAATATCAACAAACAATCGATAAATTGC